GATAAATTAACAAAAAGATTAAGAGAAGCTGAAAGACGTGAACAAGCTGCTGTGCAATACGCACAAGGAGTGCAGAGGGAAGCACAACAACAAGCAGCAAGATCAAATCAAATAGATACTGGTTACGTAACTGAGTTTGCCGATCGTGTAGAAGCACAGATGACACAAGCAAAGAACGAACTAAAACAAGCTATGGATCTTGGTGATGTAGATAAACAAGTAGAAGCGCAAGCTAAAATAAGCAGGTTATCTATAGAAGAAGAACGTGCAGCTTCACACAAAGCACAAAGAGAAAGATTGCAACAGGAGATGCAGGCACAAGGAGTTGATCCAAATCAACCTCAAATGCCTCAACAGCCTATGCCTAGACAGCCTATGCCTCCTCGTCAACCTGATCCAAAAGCACAAGCATGGGCTGAAAAGAACGAATGGTTTGGTACAGATGAACCAATGACCTTGACTTCTTTCTCAATTCATCGTAAACTAATGGAAGAAGGATTTGACGCGCAGTCAGATTCATACTATAACGAAGTAGACAAAAGGATGAGGGAAACATTTCCTCATAAGTTTGAACAACAAGTTTCGCCTTCCCA